CTTTGCCGCCAATGGGTTCAATCAACAGCAGGCCAGGCACTTCGTTAAAGCGCACACCACTCAAGGGTTGACGTGCATCTCCTGCATCTGCATACATGGAGTGCATGGCTATGCCTGTAGTGCTGGCGCCGATGCGCTTGCCCAAAGCAGTTTTTGCAGGAATACGATACTGCACGGTATTGGGCTTGAACACATAGTTGCCAGCTTCCAGTGGCGGGGTTGATGTATACAACAAGTCGCCTTTGACATAGCCGCGAAAGTTTTGCGGAGTAGCTGCTTCCAGCTTGGGCCACAGCGTGGCATACAGTTGGATCAGTTCATCTCTAGCGCCTGAACGGTTGCGTTGTATGTCAGCCATCATCCTAGGACTGGTGGCCAAGCCGTCATAGCCTTTGGCTTCAAACCCTGACCCGTCTGTGAGCACAAACTCGCCGGTTTCTGGTTTACGTCCAAATATCACAGCAGGTTTGCCATCCCACTTTACAGTGGTAGTTTTGGCTGGCGACTCTGCTGCCGCCTGCACAATTTGCAAGGCCTTGGTCACTCCAGGCAATCCGTTACGGAACACATAATCTTCCAGGTGTTCAATGCCCTTGGCTTTGCCACCAACACCAGCTTCTTCGGCTTCGTAGATCTGATAAGGGTTTGCTGATTCACGTTCTACCAAAGGCTGCATGCCTTGGTTTACAATTCTATCACGTAGTCGTGCTAGAAAATAAATGTCAGCATCTTCTTTCACGGCGTCAGGTTGTTGCAGGCCTTCACGAGTTAGATATTCACGGAAGTCTCGGACCTTGGCTTCTTTGTCCTTGTCCTTGGCTAGTGCGGCAAAAATAGTTTCTACGTTTTTTAAATTCTCTTTAGTGGCTCTTGGTCCCAACAAGGCTCGGGCCACGTAGTCAGGATCCATGCCGCCGTCCACCAGTTGATTGGTAGTACGACTGAACATGCCATTGGCGCCCACTTTGAGTCCCAGCTGTTTGGCAATGCTCGACATCAACACATTACGGTTCATGCCTTTGTATGCAGAGTCTTCGCCACCTGAGTAGAAGAATGTGCCCCAGTCTAGGTTGGGAAAGAACATGAAGTCTGTTTGCACATAGCCTAGTTCAGGACGTCCTTGTATGGGTGTGCGCAAGTGAACTTCGCCACCTTTTTTGATCCATTCAGCAGGCGGCAGTTTGTGACTCACGATCCACTGCATGAGTCGGGCTGCCAACTGGTCCTTGGAGATTTCGCTGGTATCCACTGCCAAATCCATGTCGCCTGACGTGGGTGCTTTGCCTGTGCTACCCAACCAACGGTCCCGGGGAAATTCTAGTCCTGTGAGCTGCTCAATCCAGGCCACAGTAGCAGGCACATCGCTTTGATTGATGCGACCTGTGAGTGACTGACCTTCTGCATCCTTGAATACATTGCCGCCTTCTAGTAGTGTGCGTAGACTTTTCATCGTTGTGATTTCATTTTGTTGTATAATATTCGGCCTGGATCAAATCCTCGACTCCAGGTCAAGGATTCTCTGAGTCTACCCGAGAGTGCTAATTTTATAGCATCTTGTTCAGACATCCCCGGTGGCACTTTTTTAGCTGTTATTGCAGCCTGTTGAGGAGAAAACCCCAACTTTATCAGCGCCTGTTCTACGCCAGAAGGTTCTGCCTCAGGTGTGCCAGCTGGAGGAGCAGGTGGTGCTGCTGGAGGAGCAGGTGGTGCTGCTGGAGGAGCAGGTGGTGCTTGTGCCGGTGCATTACCGGCTGCAAGATCTAGATACTCTTTGTAGGCCTTTACATGAGCCGGATCATTGGCATTGTATGGTTTGCCATTTATTGTAATCTTGCCTTCTTTGTCTGCTTGTACGTTGTTTGGATTGTTACGTTCGTCTGGATTCAACCACCCCAATCCGGCTTGATTGGCATTGTATCTTCTCATGGCTCGTACTATTGAACCACCAATGTCGACTTTTTCTGCTTTGTTAGGTGTTTGTTTAATTTTGTTAGGATCTGCTGTTGGTGCTGCTGCGGGTTCAGTTTCTGGTGCTGGTGCTGCCGCCGGTTCAGTTACTGGTGCTGGAGCTGCCGCAGGTGCTGCCGCTGTTGGCTGAGCTGGCACAGCTGGTGCTGGCAATGCTGCCTGTGCGGCTGGTGCTGGTTTAACCTTGGCATCAACGTCAATCACATTGGGATCATAATTTGTGCCAAGTTGTTTTGTTGTGTTAGGCTTTGGTCCAGGCAACTGCGCAGGTGCATCTATTGTTTGCAGTTCGGGAGCAGGTGCAGCCGCTGTTGCCAAACTGGTGCTTGGTGCGGGTAATCTTGGTGCGGCTCCCGATTGTGCAGTGCTTTTCATTCTGGGCGTAGCAGTGTATTGCGGTTGCACACCTGGGCCCACATTAGTGCCGTAGTTTTTCTTGGGTGGTGGTTGGCCGAAATCAAGCTCTTTGAGAGTGCGCTTTAGAGGCTGTGTGATTTCAAAGATCTGCATGAGTTCTCCTTACTGAACGTTCAAATTTGCCTGTGTCTCTGTGACGGATAGCATTGAGCAATTTGCGTTGCAGATTTTCAGCTTGGTCAGCTGGATATTCAGCTTCTATTTGTTCTAGCAATCTAATAGCTGATTCGATAATGTTGCTGGCGCGAGTTTCAATCACCAATCGGCGATCACGCTCTACGTACAAGTTATCTAGCTCTTCTAAGATGCTACGTGTCTTCTTTTGCATTTATTCACGGGCCTTTGGATTATTTAGTGGAAATGCTGTTGCAATAAATATCTAATACAAGGAAACAGTATGACCAGCCAGATCAACCCCGCTACCATAGATGGCAATTACCCTATTGCCGGCGTGCCCAATAACACACAGGGCATGCGCGATAACTTCACAGCAATCAAGACAAATTTTCAATTTGCAGAAACTGAAATAGATGATCTGCAATCAAAAGGTGTGTTTAAAGCCGCGTTAACAGGAACCACCCTGGACAACAACATGGCCAATAACCTGATCTACAATGCCAAAATCCAAGGATTTTCAGGCACACTAGTGCAGATTGCCAACACCACAGGAGCAATCACTGTGGATTGCAGTGCTGGACATGTGCAAACCATCGTGATGGGCGGCAACATCAGCATTAGCTTTACCACTGCCACTTGGCCAGCAGCTGGCAGTGTGGGCATTGTGCGACTAATTATCACTGTGGATACTCCAGGACGCACACTGACTTTACCAGCAAACGTCAGCTTGGGCACTACAGGTATACAAGGTTACAGCGGCAATGTTATTACATTTGCAGCCGCTGGCACATACGAATTTGGTTTCCTTACATACGATCAAGGCACAATAATCACCTTGTTTGATTACAATCGTCCATTGAGCTACTATACCAACAGTGTGACCATTGCTGATACTACTGCAACTACCAGTGCTGTTACAGGTGCGTTAACTGTGGCAGGTGGTGTAGGCATTGGTGGCAACTTGTATGTGACTGGAGATATCTTTGGCAATGTCACGTTAACCGACATTTCTGTGAGCTCTGTAACTGCCACCGGTAACGTTGTGGGTGGCAACATCAACACTGCTGGCCTAGTATCAGTCACAGGCAACGTAATTGGCGGCAATGTCAATGCTGGTATTGTCAGTGCTACTGGCAACGTGCAAGGCGGTAACTTGCGCACAGCAGGTTTGATTTCAGCTACGGGCAATATCACTGGTGGTAATATCACTGGTGCGGCCAACGTCAACGCTACCACACACACAGGCACCACAGTGTCAGTCACAGGCAACATCACTGGTGGCAATATCAACACTGCTGGACTGACCTCAGCCACAGGCAATGTAATTGGTGGTAATGTTTCAACGGCAGGATTGATAACCGCAACTGGCAACATTACTGGCGGTAACATATTATCCAGTGCTGTGTTGTCTGCTGTGGGCAATGCTGTGGTATTGTCAGGCACTGCTATTCCTACGGGTGGCACAACAGGTGCTGGTTACAAATTCTCCAGCACTGCTAACTTTGGTATTTTCTTTGGTTCAGGTGCGCCTACATTGAGTGCTGCCAAAGGATCATTGTATTTGCGCAGTGATGGCACCACCACAAACGATCGCATGTATGTCAACACCAATGGTTCAACAACTTGGACCGCTGTGACCACAGTAGCTTAACCAGTTTTGATCTTGCCCAGCAGTTGTTTGAGCTTGGCACTTTGCACATCGCCCGACACTTTGGCTGTATCTAAACCAGGGGTCGGGCTTTCCCATGGTGGGGTGTTTGAACTTTCAGTAGACTGGCTAACTTGACTGCGGGCTTTGATCGAATCCATGATCGACGCTGAGGGTTTCTTTGAATATGTGTCTCCATCTTCTCCGCCTTCGTCAGTAATGCGCATTGTTTCAATGTTGTACTCCAGATCAATTTTTTGACCAACGCCGGTCGAGCTTCTTGACTTCATACACTGTATCTGATACTTGCCGCGCTCTTTCATGGCGCGACTTGTAAAGATACCAAACACATTGTCTGCTGTGTTGATCTTTGAGATACCACCTGAAATATGACTGTGATCAAATTCAATTTCTTCTACGGCCGACCGATTCAACTGACTTGCAGTCACCATCAAAAACCCCAGTTCTTTGGCCAAGTTGCGCAGTTCTTCACTCACATACTTGTCTTTCACAAACAAGTCATTGGGCGATACTTTTGCACTCACAGGCATCAACAAGTCCAAGTAGTCAATCATCACAAAGTCTACTTTTTTACCAGTCTGTATCTGATACTCTTTCAAATAAGCACGGATGTCATTGATGTTGCTTTGTGCAGGTAGGCCTTTCACTTGATAGTTGCCCGACTTCTTGGCCACCAGTTTGACCTTGAGTTCTGTGGTGTCAATGTCCTTGCGAATGTCCTTGGTGCTCATGTTGGTTAACATAGCATCTGTTCGCAAACTTGTGAGTTCTTCACTAAGTTCTAGTGTGATGTACACACCACTCAAGCCCTGTTGCAACCAGTTTAGTGCAATGTTCATCATCACAAGTGATTTACCCGACCCCGACCCGCCAGCAAAGATATTGAGTTCACCTCGACTGAACCCACCATACAACAGTCGATCCAGTTGTGGCCAACCTGTTGACACCTGTCCGCCCGAGTTGAAATACTTTTCAATACGTGCCTTGGGGTCACTGAAGTAGTCTGTGCCCATGTCCTTGGTCAATGATATTTGTACAGCGTCTTTGATTAACTTTTCCACTGGTTCAAAGTCGCCTTTTTCCAGCATGTCTGCGGCTTTTAAAATAGCACGTTCTAATTCTTGACGTTTGGTAAACTGTTCAAACTCGCCCATGAACCAGTCAAAGTGTCCTTCGTTCAAGTCTGGCACTGCTTGTAGTTTGATGCCTGTGGTGGCTGTGATCTGTGTGCGGTCAGGAAGTGTTTTGTGTTTGTCTGAATGCTCTTTGATGAATTCAGCCGCAGGCCTCAAACTCTTGTCAAAGTTCTGCGGGTTATAGATGTTCTGCACACGCACATAGCTCTGTGCATCTTCCAACATCATTTCTAAAAATAAACGTTGAACGTCAAGTCCGTATTCTTTTAGCAAGTGCTT